TTCCTTCCAAAATCTAAAAAGTAATGCCAACTGCGCTTTTTATCAAACGAGAAGATATTGTACGAAATACGGCAATTTCGGGCAACGTAGATACGGACAAGTTTCTGCAATTCATTAAGATTGCCCAGCAGATTCACGTCCAGAACTACACTGGAACGAAACTCTATGAGCGTATTTCCAATGACATCTTAAACGACACCTTGGCAGGCGACTACTTGGCGTTGGTGGTGGACTACATACAGCCGATGCTTATTCACTTCGCAATGACGGAGTACCTGCCCTTCGCAGCGTACACCGTTGCCAACGGAGGCGTATTTAAGCATATTAGCGAGAACTCAACAAACGCAGAAAAAATTGAAATCGACTATTTAGTTGAGAAGGAGCGAACGATTGCACAATACTACGCACAACGCTTTATCGACTATATGGCCTTCCATTCAACCGAATTTCCCGAATACAATGAAAACGTCAACGAGGACATCTACCCAGACCGAGACAACCGAGCGTCTTCGTGGGTGCTATAAGCCCAAGCAAGAGAATATAAATAAACTACGCAGTTACTTAAGCAAAGATGGCAAATAATATCGGATGGGGGCAAGTATATTGCTCGACTGAATGGGGAGACGAGGACTACAATACCCGCAGCTTGGGCTTCGATGGCGTGCCTGCGTGCTTTAACAATGCCTACACCTATGCCGAGGCATACGAGATTCGTGTCCTTGCGGATAGCGGTAGAGTTGAGGGCTTTGAGTGTTTGGAGAGTGCAATAGACGAATTAAACTTTAACTGATGAGTAGTTTTTACGAAGATGCTTCGCTTGTTGTTATACCAAGCGGATACAAGACAAGCAAGATTTACGCAGAGAAGCCTACCGATGGGTCGGGCGATTTGACTTTTACCCGTGCTTCGGGTGCTACCCGTGTGGCCAGCAACGGCCTTATTGAGAAGGTGCGGACGAATCAAGTGCTGCAAAGTGAAACGCTTGAAAATGCCTACTGGAGTAAGATTAACGTAAGCGTCACGGCTAATGCTATCGCCAACCCTGTGAATGGTGCAACTACGGCCGACCTTCTCACGGTAACTGACCCAAGTGGCCCAGTAGAAAAAACGATTGCTACTTCGGCATCGCAGGCATTTACCGCTGGAGTTCCATACACGGCATCCGCTTACTTCAAAGCTGGGTCTATTACTACTACCTTCCGAATCCTTGCTTACGATGGCACTACTATTTACACGAGCGGAACCATTGATTTAGCAACAATCGGAAGTAGTACCGCACCATACGTTAGTTTGGGTAATGGATGGTATCGTTTTTCTTTTACGTTCACCCCATCAAATAGCACATCAAGCGGTTACGTTTATTTTGTAAACTACGCTTTTGGAGTTGCTGCAAACGCTGGTACGAATGTTTACGTTTACGGCACGCAAATTGAAGCAGGCGACATCGCAACAGCCTACATACCCACCACCACCGCAGCCGTAAGTGTTGGGCCAGTGAGCAACGTACCCCGTCTTGACTATTTAGGTAGTACTTGTCCTCGCCTGTTGCTGGAACCGCAGCGGACTAACATTGTACCATACTCCGAGCAGCTGAATAACGCTGCTTGGACTAAATTAGAAACAAACATAACCGCTAATGATGCGGTAAGTCCAGACGGATATACTAATGCGGATAAGTTTATCGCAAACACCAATAATGCGGCACACCTAATTTATCAAAGCGTAGCATCTGGGACTTATACATTTTCTATTTACGCCAAAGCCGCTGGGGAAAATGTATTTTCAATGTGGTTAAATGACTTTTCAAAAAGAGCATTATTTGATTTAAGTAGCGGAACTGTTACAACTTCAAACGTAACAAGCTCCAGTATTACAAGCGTTGGAAATGGCTGGTACAGATGCACCGTATACGATACATCTACGACTTCCTTTGTTGCTATTTACGGCAGGAATGCTGAATCTTACGCAGGCAACGGAACGAGTGGATTTTTGTTTTGGGGCGCACAATGCGAAGCAGGAGCCTACGCCACCTCTTACATTCCAACGACTGCCGCAAGTGTTACCCGTGTGGCCGATACTGCCTCAAAGACGGGCATTAGCTCGCTAATTGGGCAGACGGAGGGGACTTTGTTTGTTGACTTTAATTATTTAGGTAATATCGGAGCTACGGCCAGCGTAGAGGCAATACCCTTATACGTTGGTGCGGGAGCTTTTACAGATGCAATTTATTTTACAGTGTTTCAGACAAACCTCTACCTGGTAGTTTGGGTCGGGTCTGTAAATCAGGTTACACTTAATTTAGGTAGTATTTCAGCGGGAAAGCACAAGGCATCTTTGAGTTATATTGCCAATGACTTTAAGGTTTATTTTGACGGGGTTTTGGCTGGTACTGACACCTCGGGCTCAATTCCCTCCTTAAGTGCTGTATATTTTGGAACAGCTGGAACCTCTACAACCCCCGAAGCTATTTCGGTAAACCAAGCCCTAATATTTAAGACCCGTCTAACTAACGCCCAACTGGCAGAGTTGACCACGTTATGAGTTCTTGGACTTCATTTGATAAGGTACTGCACTTCGTAGGTGGTGCGGTGCTTTATCTTATTTCGGGTAGTATGCTGGTCGTTCTTGTCGCAGCAGCAGGCAAGGAATTAATAGACGAAATAAGATACGGAGGATTTGACTACAAGGATTTGATTGCAACACTATTAGGCGGATTATTTATTTACTTACTATGACATTCAACAAATACGAGTTTGCTGACTGGGCAACAGCCAAAGCAGAAATAGAAACAACAACCATCTCGTTAGATGGCATCACCGAGACCACGTGGAATACGGAGCTTGTAGTGGCCGTTGTAGAGTTGGGGCATATCTGCACCCAATGGGAAACAAACGAGGCAGGAGAGCAGGTCTGTGTAAGCGAGAATCCCAACTATGCCGTTGACATCCTTTGGCAAAACGAACCTCTTGCCGCTTATGCTGATTCGGTGGTGTGGCCTGCGCCTTGTGGCATTCACATCTTTGCAGGATGGGAAGAAGTTTACGCCCAAGAATACTGCGCTGCCAACCCAGATGCCGCCTATTGCCAACCCCCAGCCCCGATTGAGGAATGAAGCACGATAGTACAAGCGCAGTAGCAACGAGTTGGTCTTTGGCCGTTGGAGGTCTAACGATTGCCGAGGTACACCAGATTGCAGGAATGATAGTAATGCTAACATCGTTCATTTACACCTTGTGGCGGTGGAGCCGTGACATTAAGAATGATAGATAGAATTTTTAGAAACCCAAAGACAACCGTTATAGGGCTTATCTTAATTTCGTTCGGAGGTATTCTCGTTTGGTACGAGAAAGCGTCTCTAACGGAGTTTAGTGCGTTCCTGATGGGTGGATTTGCATTAATAATGACACGTGATGGCGAAGGAGCAACAAGCCAAGAAAAAGGCAAAACCAAAACTCGGAAGACACACCAAAAGCCCGAACAAAGGGGTGACGAGTAAGAAGTATCGAGGGCAGGGAAGATAAAGTACCGTACAGGGGATAATTTACTACCAAAAGGTGCCATATAAGACACGTTAACTCGGAACCAGTTAGAGTTACTGCATAAAATTTATCAAAAATGAAGCTATCTGAAAATTTCAGTTTGAGCGAGTTCACCGAGACCTCAACTGGTTTACCGAACAAGCCAAACCAAGAGGCGATAACCAATTTGAAATACTTGGTACAATACGTCCTGCAACCAGCAAGAGACAAGTTTGGGCCTATTGAAATTACAAGCGGCTACCGATCCGAGAAGGTTAATGCGGCTGTTGGTGGTTCAGCAACAAGCGACCACCTAAAAGGAAAGGCGGCAGACATTCAATGCGAGGATATGGCTTCTGTATTTGCGTTTATACGCAAGCAGACGCATTTTAAGCAACTCATCTGGGAGTTTGGTACAGATAGCCAACCAACGTGGATTCACGTAAGCTACGACGTTAATAACAACAAAGGAGAAGTATTAAAAGCAATAAAGAAAAATGGGAAAACCAAATATATCCAATTTTGAAAGCTGGCTTAATGAACTCGAAGACGTACCCGCACCCCCTGCTTGCTCTATTGATAATCCTGATTGTGAGTCTTGCTCTGGGTAGTTGTTCCGCTGAATGGCATTTGCGCCAAGCCGTAAAGAAAGGAGCAAACGTCTGGCAAACGAAGTTTGATACCACTATTGTAACCAAAGAGCGAAACCTTTGGGACACGCTTACGCTAAAAGATATTGATACGGTAGTTGTCCAAAAGGATAACATACGCCTAAAAATTGTTAGGAACTTTGATACGGTGCGTGTTAAAGCGACTTGCCTACCCGACACCGTACAGGTGACTAAATACATAAAGACCTCTGTAACGGCTCCTAAAAGCCGCAATTACGAAAAGTACCTGATGCTGTTTGCAGTTGGTATGCTGATAATAGTGTTATTAAGGCGATAGAGGTGCTTTATTTGCGTTCTAACGCACTTTCTACCAAAATTGGTACATTGATATACCTTGACTAATAAAATGCGTCTAAACGCAAATTTTCTTTTATTTTTAATTTTAGTCAAGTTATAGATTTACTAACTAGTTAAGTTAATTATTAGTTGATTAGTTAAGTAAGTTAACTAACTAAGTTGTAAAAAATAAGCATTAGGAGCATACCTCCGACAAGTGTTAATAACTTTTTTGTTTTCAACACTGCAACAACCTAAACAATCCTGCATTAGGTTTGCAATATGGGAACAGATAGAAACACCAAGCGAATGAAATACTTTGCTATCGAGGAAGGTCGTTTGAAGAACGACTACACCAACGCCTTCTTGAATCATTTTGGCTTTTGCGACTACAACTTGTCTATTGACGAAGCAAGAGACATACGCAAATACAACACGTTCGAGAACGGCACAAAGCACTTCGACCAGTGAGCGCACCTAAATACTACATTGGCAAGTACAAGGGCATCGAAGCGATGGACGTGGTACTCGACTTCCAAGAGGATAACTACAACCTCGGAGTAGCAATCGCCTACCTGCTCCGTGCTGGCAAGAAGCAGGACAACCCGTTAGAGCAAGATATTGAAAAAGCAATAATCCACCTACAACGTGAATTAAAGCACCAGCGGAATAAAAAAGCGGAGGGTGGCTACGGCGAGGGTGGTTTGTGACACACGCATAGAAGTCACCTTGGGCAAGGTTCCTTCGCTTAACCAGTTCTACTCGTCAAAGCATTGGATTGTACGCAAGAAGGCCAAGGACAAATTTGTTGCCGAGGTTCTGGAACAATTAGCAGGATACGATAAATTCAAATTCAGTTCACTGGTAGTAAACTTGGAACATAACTACGGATACGATAACGATAACTGTATTATGGCCATTAAGTTTGCCTTGGATGGTTTACGCAAACACGGAGGACTTGAAGACGACACCTCAAAGTTTGTTACCAAGGTTTGCATATCCCGAAACCCAGAGGTAGAAAAAAACACAGGACGTGTAATTTTTTTTGGTGAATGTTTGTGGTATTGATTTTTTGTATATCTTTGAACCATTAACCAACACACTCACTTTATGGAATACACCTTCCGAACGAATTGGTCTCAAGATGGGGCCGCACAAATGGTGGAGTTTCTGCAACACCGCATTGAGGCACTTGCCTCACGCAACGAGTTCCTCGAAGCAGAAAACGAAGTATTAAAAAGAACCTTAATTAACGAATTGCAAAATGGCTAAAATCACCAGCATCACCCCCACTGGACAGTGGAACGAGTTT